TCCCTCGTTTTTCAAGATATTCTCGTGCTGGATGTGATGTATTTAGATCAGAAATCTTCTCTAAATTTATACCATTATTACGGAAAACTGGGGCCTTAAAATTAAACTTAGGATTGGGTACAGTAGTACCCTTGCCAGTCCTACCATCTTTAAATTTCTCCATGACATATTGGTCATGAAGAAAGGTATCCTGATCCTTAAGAAAGTTTGAAAATGTTCTGCCAACACCACAATTGTGACATTTATACACAAAATCATTCTTGATCTTGAACAAATATCCACGAGCTTTGTTCTTTCTTTTCTGTGAATCGCCACAGTAAGGACACCTAAAATTAAAAAGGTCTGCCTTCTTCTTGGTGAAGAGGGTCAGACGAGGTGAAACCATGTTGATAAATTTTACGTCAAGGTATGACAAGTCACATAATCTGAGTTGTTCCTATCATATGTCTTGTTGAAGGATTTGTCAACTCTTGTTGTGCCGATTCAAATACTGGTCTAACGATTCTTTGTCCGATTGGACTAACGAGGAAAGATAGAACAGAAAGAGCACCAAAAATAGACCACATCTTCTTCTCCATTTGCTGAAGACGGACATCAACTTTGCGTATATCTCTTTCACAACCTGCCTTGATTAAACTTGTCTCTCGATCTAATGTCTTCTGTATCTCTTCTATCTTAGCGAAGAGTACAGCATCAATACGATCTTGTTTATCTAATTTCTCATCATGGACAGCAAGAAGCTGCCCCATCTTAACTGAATTGTCTTGGAGAGTATTAACAACTTTCTCCAGCCGCTCAATGATAGCAGCGTTAATACTCTCGGCCATTGGTTTAGTTAGTTGTTACGTACAGCAAAATCTAAAGCACTCTGGTATGTAGAAGCATCTTTGTTCAGCATGAACTGGAACTGTTGCTTGTGTGTATCATCGAGTTGTGCATAAGTAGCAGCAATTCTCTTAGCAGAGAAGTTATCCAAGTTCTGTGATGTGCCATCACTGAATTGAATCTTTGCAAATGAACCTTCACCTGATGGATTCAGTTCACTAGTTGCTACATCAAGTGCAACTTTTACTACATCTTGTGCATTTTCCATAATATTATCACCTTTTGGTTCTACATGATCTTTGGTTCTTTGCAGTTTCTTTGTCTGAGAACCAGCTTTCTTTTTAAAATCAGAAAGACGGGCCTTCATAAGGACATCCATTTCCTTAGTCTTGTCCTGCATTTTGGATTTAGCATCCTTGCGTTTCTTTTGAAGCTCTTTTTGACGCTTCAATTTTTTGCCTTGAGCAATCTGCTTCTGAGCCCTTTCAGTATCAGTAGCTACTGCTTCAACAACAGGTTTTTCTTCAACTTGTTCTTTCATTTTTCTTTTATTGATACGAGACATCAGATTTTTTGCACCTGTAGTGCGACCATCCACTTTATTATTGTTGGTTTTGTATGTACGTTGTTTTTTCGTATTAACAAAAACAAATGCTGGAGGCAAAGCGACACCACTGCCGTCACCAGCAGAGTTAATTTCCTCTTTCATATTAGATTCAATTGCTTTAGACATTCCTGATCAACATCCTTGTTTAATGTAGTGGGTAATCTATTTAGAAATAACATAAATGCCTTGATTACAGACCAGTATGTTGCTTCTATCTTATAAAACAGCAATGGAGTTGCTGCATCATCAAATACATTATATAAAACAATCACATGGTTTAGTATGAGATGTGCTTTTAATTCACCTGTCGTTTCATACCTTCTCAGAAGCCGCTTGAGGTACTTAAATCGCTTTAAGTCCTCTTCAAAATCCGAGTAAGTTACTGACGATGGGTTGTTATAATTTTGAATAGCAAAGAATAACCAATTTTCATGGTCCAGTTCACGAATATTCATTCATCAGCTTCCGAATGTTAGAGTTGCAGCTCCGTCAGAGATAACCTCTTCTGTTCCACCAGCAGAGGTGATCTTAACTCTGTACTTGTAACCATCAAGTGCATCACTAGCAAGTCCAGTGTATGAAAGAGTTGCATTAGTAAAGTTAACGTATGTAATACCTGTGTCTGTGTTAGCAGCAAGGTTAACCCAACGCTTACTAGATGCAGTCTGACGTTGCCAAACATATGCAAGTGCTCCAGGTGTTCCTGTTGTACTTGTAGCAAGGTTCGCAAATGAACCAGCACCAGAAGATGATGTAGAAGCAGCAGGTTGTGTATCAATAGTTACAGCAGATGCTACATCAGCAACTATTGTATCATCACTGAAGTCTCCAGTTGATCCTGAAGCAACTGCTAATGATGCAATACACTCTGACTTATGGCGAGTATTACCACCAGAATCTGTGTAAGTGCGGTATGTCCACCAGCCAGGTCCAGTGATACCACGACTTTCGTTTTCTGCAAGAGTTCCTTCTGTTGCGTCAACTAGAACTAAAGAATAAGAATTACTATCACCTCCTTTGATGACATATTCCGCAACTGCTGTAGGCGGTGTGCGTCTTACAGCTCCTGCTAGTGCAGCCTCAGTGCTACCTGCATATGTGGTATGCAATTCAATTGAAGTTGTGCTTGATACAGTCCTTACAATATAGTTAACATTATCAAGGACTAACACATCTCCTTGCTCCACAGCATCGGCGGCATTCTTGGTAACGGTAGCATCACCATTGGTGACTCCAACATTATTTGCAAATGTCGCTGCATCAATCGTTCCGAATACAGCCATTTTATTTCCTCGTTTAATTTGAGTATCTTTCTAAGTTTTATTTATATATTCAAAGCTTTCCTTATCTGCACTACCATTACATCATCTACCTTATTATCTGTCTCCTTTGCGAATGCCTCAAGCATTTCAACAACAAATAATCGGACTTCTGGTTTAGCTAGTTGCTTTAATATTATACTTTTTGCAATTGGAAGGAATATGGCCATGGTATTTAATAACTCTGGCCCTATTTATCTTGCATTACCTGCTCCAGCATTATCCACCTTAGTAACCATGCCCTTCTGACCATCATTAAAGGTAGGCATAATCTCTACAGTAGGCTCCTTCTTTTTCTTCTTAGCCTTAGATTTCTTTGATTCTATTATAAAATCTTTAAAGGATCTCATTTTTTCCTTGCCAATATTTTAGCAATCTTCTTATTCTTATATCCTTCTTTAACTGCGTCTTTTTTCTCACCAATAACTTTATACTCAGTATCATTAAGTGCTCCAAGTTGAGTCAACTTCTCTGCAATCTCATCCCAGAGTTTACTTTCAACTTCTTCCTTTGCAACTGATGGTGCAGTCTCTTTAGATCCAACTGGATTAACTTTTTTTGTTTCTTTCTTTCTGACTGCAACGTTCTCTATCTCAGCACCATGTGACTGAGGATCCATTCCATCGAAAGGTGCTTCACTAAGATCAAGTACACCTGCCTCTAGTGAATTAGCAGAAACCTCGTGGACATCTTTTAAATTTGTATTTTGGAAAGTGTCACCACCCATCCAACGATCATAAGCTTCCTTTAATTCATCAGAAAACTTATCATTATTATACACGGTATTAACTGGATCTGGGGATTTCATAATCGTCTCAAAGAATCTTATCTCAAAGTATTTATAGCTCTTACGTCCTTAACCCATTCACGAAACATCTCACCACCCTCAGTAATACAAATAAGATAGTTAGGTCCAGCCCTATGAATAGTTCCTTTTTGTCCTGTACGAGAAGACATTATATGGTCACCTTCTTTCAACACATCAGTCTTACGAAACTGTTGTCTTGTTGATTGTTCACGTAATTTTTTAAAATTCTTCATAAACCTTGGCCTCGTCTAACATCTCTCATAAGATCTGCTGCTCTTTCTGGATCTAATAGTCCCTCAAGAGCATCTTGAAATTTTCCCCACTTACCTTCTTTTGAATATACTCTCATTTTACTAGCAGACATACCAGAAACATCACTATCATTATCAGGATCTCGATCTCCTGCTGACTTGACCTCTATAGTTCTAAAACCATACTCCACTGGTGACTTATCAGGATCATTCTTATCTCTATTATACTTATTTAACAGAGTAGTAAATTCCTCAACTCTATCAGATCCAACAACCATACAGACATCACTGTACTTACCGTCTTTTACTAATCCCTGAAAAGATTGCATCACTTTAACAATAACATTAAGATCTTTAGTACTTATAATATAATCTGCATGTTTAGGAAACATCTCCTTCATCCATGCAAGTTTAATATCAATTTTCAATGGGTTCTTATCAGGTTTGAATGATCTGGTAGGAACAATAACATAATCATCAGTACCTGCTTCTTTAGCCACTGCCTCTATAAGTTTCAAGTGTCCTGTAGTTGGTGGATTAAATCTACCAAACGTAAACACTATTCGTTTACGTTTACTTGCCATCGCCTTCCACCCATTTCTTAGTTGGAAGAGTATCCTTCTT